GCAGGTCAGTCTGTTGTAGTTGCTTTATAGTACTTTGTATGGTATTATGTAGGTGGAGGAATGTATGGAGCTTTTGTTAGTTTCCAGTGTAGACCCTGAACAAGAACGTTGGAACTGGGACATAGACGTTGAGAACGGAATTGCTACCCCTGTTCCTGAAGAGGCAGAGGAAGACCAAGAAGCAAACGTTGTTGCATATCTCGAGAAAGATACTATTCCTCTGATGCCTGAGCGAGGCGTTGACTGGCCTAAATACCTTAATAAGCAGGTTTCTCTTGCAGAGGTAGATACTCAGATTAGAGAAAACATAAAGACATATCTTGACACAGTTCTTTACTCACCTGTGTTTACAGCTGAGAAAGGAAAGCTTGTCTTAAGTATGGCTAAGATTGTTATTAACACAGGAGCTTAAAATGGTAGAACTTGACGGAAGAAGTTACGTAGTAAACACACCTACTGAAAACGCTTTCGCGTTGCTTGAATATGTTAATCAGTTTATGGTTGACAACGATGTAAAGAACAAGAAAGGTGAAGTCGTACAGTTCAAGATTTCCCTTGCTTCTCCTATATGGCTTTTAATTATTGGTATCGGCTTCATGGCTACTGTATGCCAGCGTATTATGTATGCTGTAGCACAGGCTTTCAATATCGCTGACTGTTCAGACCAGCAGCTTTTAAGTCTTGCAAAGATTGCACGTCTCCCGCGTAAACAGGGTTCATATACAACCGTAGCCTGTACTGCAACTGCTTCAAGCAGCGGCACCTGTCAGATTACGACAGATATGGTTGCTAAGGTTACCTATGAAGGCGTAGAATATACTTTTAATCCGATTTACAATCTCGACATTCCTGCAGGAACTTCTGAGGAAGTAGTTCTTATCTGTACTGTTACAGGCCCTGTCTATTTCGAACTTGGAGCTATTACGGAGCTTAAGACAGTAGAAGACGAAGATGTTGAGAATCTTGAGTCATTCTCGTCAGGAGCCCCTCAGCCGGGAAGCGGTGTGGAAAGCATTTCTTCCCTGCGTACACGCCTTATGACAAATGAGGCTATTTCACCTTTGGCAGGTGCAAGTCAGGGCTTAAACGCTTTGGACGGCGTTTCTAAGGCTGTTGTCCTTTACAATCCCAACTACGACTCTGATATGATTTTAGGTGGCAAAACTGTACCTCCTAAAAAAGCGGTTGTTTTCATTCAGGGATACTCTGATAAGATTGCACAGGAGTACTACCGTCACATGACAGCACAGACTTATGACGACGGTACAGCACGTCAGCAGTCTTACACAATGGAAAACGGGCAGAACTTTGTGATGAATTACTATGCTCCAGTTTCTGTAAATCTGCATATTAATGTTAAGGTTTCTTCCCTGCTTACTATCGAGCGTAAGACAGAAATAAAACAGGCACTGCAGACACTTTCTAATTCTCGTGAGATTGGTAAAAACTACACCACATCTTACCTGATTGACTCTATGAACACAAACCTTATGTTCCCGGAGATACTCGATATCAGAGTGTCTGCAGACGGCACTACTTGGGGAGACTCAACTGCTTTCAATGAAGGTAATATAGGCCTTATTTCTCCGAGCAGAGTTACCTTTACTGAGCCTGTAAGTGAGGTATAGTATGCCAATTCTGTACAAAGAACCTGATAGAGACTATGTGGCAAAGCAGCTGAACGGCCCTATCATCAAGGGCTTTATTAAAGCTGTCTATAACTTTTTTCATCAGAGCATGGACTACCACTGTGATTATTTTAAGGCACTCAGTATCGAGACTGCCGACACTCCTCATTTGCGCTTTATCGGAAACTTGATGGGGTTACAGCTTTTTCAGCTGTTTACAGACGTTTCAGGTGGTATGTATCTTGTGTTCACTGATGAGGCTTTCGATACAGAAGATTATGACTATGATAACGGATGGGCTGATATTTATAGGGCATATCAGACAGGCGACGGTGTGTTTGCCACAGGTGAGGAAACAGGATACCCTATAGTGCTCACAGATGCACAGTACAGAGAGGTACTAGAAGCACTTAGTAATACTTCTTCTGCCTCAGTTGACTCTATAGCTGTTATTGATAGATTGCTACATACTTTCTTATCAAGTACAGACTATAACATAAGCTATAACAATGGATACGTGGATGTTCTAAATGTAGTTTTAGGTACTTCTATACGACCACGTTTTACATCTATCTTGCAGTCAATGTTTGATAGGCTTTTCACAGGTGCTTCAGTTCAGGTGCTTGTTACACATATTTAGGAGGACAAAATGATTACTCAGCTCACACAGGAAAATATTACAGAGTACGCAAGTGAGGCTCAGACAATTCAGGAGCCTACAGGAACTGACTATACTCAGGGCGTAAGAGTTGGAAAAACTATCCCTGCTAAATGGTGGAACTGGCTCTTTAAGGGAGCTACACGTCGCTTAGGTCAGGCGCGTGCTGACGCACAGAGTATGCTTACAGAGCTTCAAAATGCTGTAACAGATGCAGGAATAGCTCTTGATGCTAGTGATTCGCACCAGCTTTCAAAAGCTGTTTTAGCAGACGCATACGCACAAGTGGACAAGTATGTTGAGGATAAGAGAGCACTGTACTCTTTGTGGTATGCCAATAGTACTGTTATTAACGGCATAAACTGTATCCTATGTAAGGATACACTGCAACAGCTGGACAGTTCACATATGCTCGCGCTGTTCCGTGCTAATTCATCGCCTTCTTCTCAACCGGGTAATGTGTACTATGTATGTACAAGTACTGACGGTAACAACTGGGATGTAATCTACACTATACAGCTAAACTTTCTTAGTATTGGTGCTGTTTACTTCAACGGGCAGTACTATTTGCTCATATCTTATGGTGTAAATGGCCAAAATATAGCAATATTACTAAAGTCTCAAAACTGTACTACGTGGAGTACCGTATTTACACACAGTGAAGAGCAACCTAGCAGTTACAGAAAAAATGCTTGGATTTCTGTCGCTGGTGATATGCTTTTAGTCCAAGAGCTTGATAACGATAGTATCTACTACAGCTTGGATGGAACAAACTTCACATCCATACGTATAGGTTCAAGCTGGGCAAGTTGGAACCCTGTAGGTGACATCATGTACACTAATGCTCTGCCTGCATATCAGCTTACAGAGACTAAGTATGTTGTTTTGAAGTATTGCATTGATACATCCAACAGAACAATTTCAAGTGCATCCGGTTCAATATATGATAGTTATTATGGAAGTACTAAACTCTTAAATGGTACAGTAGCAGTGTGCTATAATATAAGCAGCTTAAGCACACGTAAAACGACTTTTTTATTTAAGCCTGATGGTACTATAGACCATACTGAAGATTACTATGTTAAAGACAATATCGAAGGATACATAGTAAGTAAGACAAACGAATACGACGTATCATCCGATGGAGGCAATACATACGTTCACCTGCCTTTCTCACTTCAGACAGTGCTCGATGGTATTGCAATATTGAAGGATGATATTGGTGGTGGAAAAACAGTCGTATATAATAGGGCAGGAGCACTTACAGCCAATCCATCTGACTATACAGCTGTTTATACTTGGAACTTTAGCGAGCACGGCTATAGTCTAAACGTCATTCGAAAAGGAATAGTAGTGGACGGTATCAGGGCACTTTCGGGTAACTACGGCATAGGCGCTGGAGCAACGTTCTCATTTGATTATGGGCATACTTGGAGGGATGTTGAAGGCGTAAAACCGAAGGTACCTGTAACTGTAGCTGTAGGTGGAGGTGTGTACGCTGAAAACGCTTACTCTACTCCACAGGTCAATAAAGTTTCAGGTTACACCCTTTACTTGAGGTAGCTTATGAATACAATTGCAACACAGGAAGACATCGCGATTTTCTCTTCTGACCCTTCAGGGGTAAAAGAACGTCCGGGGAGCAGTAACTATCAGAACGGCGTGGATGTCGGTTATACTGCTCCTGCTAAATGGTGGAACTGGCTTTGGAACACAATAACCTCGTTCTTCACGGCACATAAAGCTGACTGGAACAGCATTACTACAGAAATGGCTAATACTCTCTCTGATGCTTCAGTTACCCCTGACACCGCTGATGAACACCAGCTTACTGAAGCGGTTAATCAGATTTCATACGGCGTCAGTGAGGATTACGATAGTGAAGAAATTACAGAGACGATAGGCGGAGTTGAGGTGACTCATAAAAAGAATCAGCCTTATGTTGTGGGATTTACAGTGTACATACCTACTACGGAACTGTTGTAAAATAAAGCCTTATGGCTTATAATAAATTATTGGAGGATGATATGGCAATTAAACTTCTGAACAGCTATGAGGCTACCTTTGAAGGCGGCGCTAAAGCTGTATGTAATGCACAGACAATGGAAGACGCAGCAAAGATTCTTTCCGAAGATACTGAACCAAGTATTTTACAGAAAGTAGCTGCCGGAATTAAGGTGTCTGTTCCTGACCCTGCTCTTGCTTTCAAGACTGTCGTAGCTGACGCTATGTACACTGTCGGAAACAGAGCTTATCCTGCAAACGGTGGAATCGTAAAAGCAGGAGACACAGTATTCTTATCTGCTGTTGCAGTTGACGGATACAGATTTGACGGATGGTATCAGGGAGAGACTAAACTCTCAGAGGATACTGAAGCTGCTGTCGTAGTTGCTTCTACTTCTGCTGTTCCTGCTGTAATCGAATACGAAGCACGCTTCGAGCAGATTATCTAAGATATACCCTAGGCGGCAGGGTATAAGGGGCAGGAAATGAAAGAAGACGAAGTATTACACGGACAGAGTGATAATTCCTTATTAATAGAGGTTGTGAAGAGTGTAGCAGTCCTCACATCTAAGTTCGACAGCTTTGAAAAGGTCAGAAGCGAGGACAACATGGAGCTTAAAGAAAGTATTGACAAGGTAGACCGAAAAGTTGACGGACTCGACATTAAGCTTGAAAAAATGAAGGAAATCTACGATGCAAAAATCAACGACCTTCAGAAAGCACCTCTTAAGGATAAAGCTGAAAAGTTCGAGTCTTATGTAAAGCTCATCGTAGAAACACTGCTCGCAGCCGCTATGCTAGTAGTACTTGCAAAAATCGGTCTTAAATAAAAAGGAGGACGGCAAGATGGAAGAAGTATTAGGACTTGCTAAACAGATTGTGTCGGTTGTAGGCGTTGTCGAAATGATTAAGAACTTCGACAAAGGCAAAAAACTTCCGGGCTTTGTATGGGTTATCCTTACGATAGTTTTGGGAACTCTCTCTGTTATGCCTTTTGTGCCTTCGTGGGTTTTGGACGCAGCACTTGTTGTTTCTGTCTCTACCCTGTTTTATGATGTAATTTTGCAGAATATTAAAAAAGCTTTTGCCAAGAAGTTTGGAGGAGACAATGAATGAAAAAGTTACTTATTTCCTTACTGCTGCTTTCTGCTGGGTGTCCGCTATTGTGGTCTTCTTCCTCGGCAGACACTTCGGAAAAAGAGGAACTCGTTCAGATAATTCAAGAGCTGAAGAGCTTGAACGACGAGCAGCTGGTGATAATTCAAAACTCTCAGAAGCGGAACGAAGAACTTCTGACATTATCCGAGAACAAGCAGAAGACAATCGACGAGCAGAAGCAAACAATCGACGAGCTTCAGAGCTTATCCAAAGAGCAGAAGAAATCATCAATAAAAACACTGTTGATTAGTATACTTGCTGCGCTGGCTTCTTTTTTCATAGGAGTTGGTGTAGGAGGTATTTTTATATAGGAGCACAGCATGACATTTTTAAACACCATAAATATAGGAAACACAGATTTTGGAATTGCCAACTCAACCATCCTAGGTGTTTGTACTACTCCTGCAGGCAGCGAAGTGAAGGTATGCTCTTTTGCAGATAATTTTGAGCTCAAAGCCGGATTAGTAATTACAATTAAGTTCACCTATGCCAACACTTACGGTGACGGAAGCACTACATATCCAAAGCTATCTGTGAATGGCACAACAGGGGCCATACGTAATGCCTCAGGTGTTTATGCCTCAAGCGGTGCTTGGCAGAATCAGTCGTTGGTTCCATTTATTTATGATGGCACTGACTTCAGTCTCCTTACAGGAAGTGTAACAGACACTGTAGAGGCTGGGAACGCATATCCTGTATCCTCTCAGGGAGTCTATAATGCTGTCTCAGCTGAGGCTACGGCAAGAACAAACGCTGACAGTGACTTGAGCTCTGCTATTTCAGCTGAGGCTACAGCAAGGGCAAACGCTGACAGTAGCCTGACCAACAGCATAAATAGTGTTTCAAGCAGTGTTAATACAGTTAGTCAGCGCGTAAGTGACTTGACTTCTGCTGTTTCAGCTGAGACCACAGCAAGAACAAATGCAGATAATGCCTTGAGTTCTGATATTTCAGCCGAGGCTACAGCAAGAGCAAATGCTGTTTCAGCTGAAGCTACGGCAAGAACAAATGCTGATAATACCTTGAGCTCTGCTATTTCAGCTGAAGCTACGGCAAGAACAAATGCTGATAATGCTCTGAGCTCTGATATCACAAGTGTGTCTGGAACGGCCTCAGCAGCTCTAAGTTCAGCTCAGTATGCAAACAAGAAATGTGCCCGTGTATCCTATTCTGACCTTGGATTTAGTTCTAGCTCTCCAAGTAGTAACATTATGTTTGCCTCATTTATAACACGAATAGCGTCGTATCTAGGTGCAAGTAAGGACGTGGTTATGATTCAGCCCGTAAACAACGTAGGTATAACTATTAATGTAGAGCTAGACAATGGTACAAGCTATTCTCTTGATAATGTTCTGTATATAGGCAATATTATAGACGATTACACTGTTATACTTGGAGAACACAAGGAAACAACAGGACTGTTGATTAGCTTGAACGGTCAGGATAGTTGGATTATACTTCAAGACTACTACAGCCAATTGGCAAGAAAAATATCACTAACTACATAGAATTACTTACGGAGCCTTACGGCTCTATAGTACGGTAAGGGGGTATGGCAAGGGCCATTACAGATTGCTTATGACACTTGAGAGATTTCTAACTTTGTATTGCGGAAAACACGTAGACTATGACGGGGTATACGGAGCACAGTGTGTCGACTTGTTCCGTCAGTACTGCAAGGATGTACTTGGAATACCACACACAGGTGCCTGCAGTTCAAGCGGCGGAGCTAAAGACCTCTATAACGACTACGCTAAAATGCCGTTGGAAAAGAAATACTTTGTAAAGCTTGCAAAGTCTGCTACCCCTTCATACGGCTATGTTGCTGTATGGAACTCAACGCCTACAAACAGCTTTGGTCACGTAGCCATAGTTATCTGCAGGCTGTCTAACTCTTCCCTGCTTGTATTTGAGCAGAACGGAATAAATCAGGACGGAGCAAAGTTTACAGAACGTAAGACGGAAAATCTTTTAGGATACCTTAAGTTCAAAGGAGTTTAATATGGATAAGTATGAATACCTTGTAGTCACTACAGACGGAAAATCACACCGTATCGTAGCTGACAGCATTAAAGGAGTCCTCGCAGCAGTTGACGAAGAGGAAACTCCTATAGCCAACATCTTCAGAAACGTTTCAATTTCAGAAGGAACAGTTGCAGAGCCTGCAACAGTCAGTGCAAAGGTTCTCCCTGCCGTAGCATATGCTACAGGCTGTCGTGCTTTCCCTGTTCTTCCTGTGAACACAGTGCAGGGAAAAGCCATAGTCTTAAGTGCTGTCGCCGCAAACGGATGGAAGTTTTCAGGATGGTACACGCCTGACGGAAAAGTTATCTCCACAGAACTGCAGGCCACGGTGTTCGTAGAAAAAGCAGGAGAAAACATTTACGAAGCACGATTTGACCCTGCAGTTTAAGCTTGACAAACAGGTGTAATGCCTTTAGAATATAGATAACTTCTTGTAATTTTATTCCACATCTACTCACCACCGCCCCCTGAAATCTCCGCAGGGGGTTCTTTTTTAGGACTCTTCGTAAAACTTAAGAACTCCTTCACCTCTTTCAGGATACATATGCACTGTGCACAAGAGCCCTTCGTTATTGAAGTCTTCAAGGCAGATAGCCCTTACACCGTGAATCTCTTTGGCACTCTTTGCTCTGTGCAAATCACGGTAAAGACTTGAAACCGGGCGTGTCTTACCACAAAGCTTTGTAGCCTCACGGGTGATTACAGATTGAAACACATAAGTCTTTTTGCCTTCTTTAATCAGGTAGTCCTTGCAGTTGTACAAGTCAAACTCGTACTGTACAGCATCCTTACGTCTTTTTCTTTCCTTAAGCATTGTTAGCATCCTCCTTTCTTTTCTCTGCTAAATATATTGCACAGGACAGTGCGAACGGAGCTATGATATCAAAAAACATAGCCGGAACTGCCTGCATAAAAAGTCTCAGCGTTTTAGGCTGAATCTTTATAAACCCTGACAGGAACGTAAATACATCCTCTTTCTGCTCTGTTACCTTTCCTGCAAGCTGAGGTTTTGAGGCAATCAGAGAGTTGAGCTCACTGCGGGCCTGCTTCACGCTGGCGCTGTTCTCACTAATCTGAGCCATAAGCTCGTCATATCTTTTCCAGCTGCGGTTCTTCCACCACTCAGCTTCTTCCTTAAGTCTTGTCTGCTCAGCTACAAGTTCATCAAGTTCTTCAGTCTTCAGCTCTAGCTGACTGTTGTAGGAAGCAAGCTCCTCGCTGTTCTCTACGGTCTCAAGCTTTTCCTCTGTTTCAACCTTAGACCAAGATGTGTAGTTTACAGTCAGTGTAGAAAGCATAGAGTAAGCAATAACCATAATACCAAGCAGAAGGAATACGACTGCGAAAAACCGTACAAATCCTTTCTCCTGCCAGAACCATCGTGCCGCGGTAAAGGCCGTAGCAGAAAACATAACCATTACAGTTCCTGTGATGATACCTACAGGAAGAGGTCTTCCAAATATCTGAAGTGTCTTTGTAGAATGGTATGCTGACATACAGGCAGACATAAGGCCTGTGATGCACATAACGGCCAAGATTATGGTCACGACGGAAACAGCCTTATGAACAGGCTTTTTCTGTAACTTTTCTACAGATTTGACAGGTTCAGCAGGAGCAGTTTCCACCTTCTTTTGAAAGTGTCTGAGT